TTTTTTACCAACGGTCCACTATGGTCTTTTTGTCACTGTATAAACCTTTTCGTATACTATAGTCAATGGTGCTTCGTTTGAACCTTCTGATGTGTGCTATTATGCTACTGTGCAATGCACTGTGCATACAAGGGATGCCGTTTGCAGACCTTGATATACAGTTGTCTTCTTCTTTACTACTACGTATGATCATGTTCACACTATATGTGTTATTACTGTTCCGTATACTATAGTTGTCCATACTGCTGTTACCCATATATACGCTATGATCTTTATCCAGTTATTCACTATATAGTTCTCCCTCTTTACGTTCGTTTTAGGCTATATTTAGTGCGTTACAATGCGTGTATGTGGGTTAGATGTCGTCCTGCTACTGTGTTACAATGTAGCACTATAAATACTAACATGAACATGAGTGAGCAAAGTTATCCTTACGACCCAGCTAATATAGATTACAGCGATGTATTCCGTGACTTTCCCATTCAGGATACTTACTGTATCCATGGACATGCTTGTGATCACGACATATTCAGCACGTTTAAGTATGAAAAATTACTGATGGCTGTTGGTAGTGCTTATGTAAGTCGGGATCAGCTTCGTCGTGCAATACATCCATACACTAATCCTACAGAATCAGATTGGCTTACTATATGCAAAGAGTTTGGTATAGATAGATTAAAAGATGAGATTTATCTTCCGCTAACAGATCTCTCACCCGAGGAACTATTAGAGATTCAACTAACTGATTGGAATCATAGTAGTCATCAATACTCTTGCATAGATACCAACAGTTACTATTATAAAAGCCTGTATACTCCTGTTAAAGATATAATATCAATAGATGACTGGGTAGCAGCTTTGAATCTCCATTCACGGTTATAGCTATAAAAAATTTTACGCACTGAATTTTAGCCTTTGCTGGTCTATAGACCTGGTGGTTAACTGTATACTTAATGAGGTTGAAAAAATTGAGCTAAAGCGGCTTCGCCGCAATGCATTTAGGTGTTGTAGTCTAGCTGGATTCGGCCCAAAATTGTTTCAGTTCTGCTCTTAGTTGTTCTGCAGCTGTTCTGTGAGTTTTTAGATGTTCTAAGTGGTAGCGTTCCTTCTCCATATGAGCTTGTAACTGTTTGTCGCATTCTATTGCGTCGAGTGTAGCATCTACTACACTGTTGATCTCATTCATGTATTCTACGGGTAAGCTACTGTCTAAACGGTAATTACTATGTAGTTCAGTTAACTTACTACGCATTTGCACACTTTCAAATTGAAATCCTGGATAACTGTAGCCCGTTGTTAATAACTTGTTGATATCGGCATTGGGATCTATCAACTTTACCAGTGTGTCTTGCCAGCCAGGTTCTCCTATATCAACACAAATGTATGCTACATCACCGATGTTTTGTTCTATATTGCTTTCGTGTTTGTGTTTGGCACTTAATCTTCTGAAACCGACTTGGGCATTTGGTGGCCAATAAGATGTTTTCCAAGTGCTAATTTGTCCATTTTGTTCCCAATCATACCATGCATGCTTGTATATACTTGTTAAGTGACTTCTATCGCTTCGTGTGTTTAATACAAATAGTGCATCAGGATAACGCTCGGTATACTGTTTCCACAAACTTAACTGACCCAGTGTGCCTAGTGCTGCTCCACTGTTCTCTGGTATGTTTAACACCAGCTTCTGTGACGCTTCTATATTGTCGGGTTCAGCCATGTGTGCAGGTTCTACATCAGTCCAATGCTGTATAAAACTGTCATAACCTAAATGACGCAGTGTATTGTGTATGGTTGTGTTTCCTGTCTTGGGAAACCCTAGCAGTATTATTCTATTGTAACGCACTGTATATCCTGTTGGCTATTTCTATATGTCCTTCGTTACTAAAATGAAAGTCTCCGGGTTTTTGCTGAAGTTCTTCAGGAAAGTTATCTTTGGTTATGTTTATTACTAGACTTGTAGGTGTGAAAGTTAACTGTCGTCTGTCAAAGTATTCCCAAGCATTTAAAAATACATGTGGGATGTGATGTGCAACCAGCATATGCATAAAAGCATAGTGCTGAGCTCTAAAGTTTTCATATACAAACCTCTGGTTGCTAAACTGTGTTTCGTATAGTTCAAAAAACTTTTTATTGTGTTTGTTTACTTGCCAACGGGCTGCATTCGGTTTATAACGAATCAGCCAGCCATCATCATAGGGTTCTTCTAATGGTATAGGTCTACGGTGAGGTCTACCAGCATCTGGTTCGTTACAAGTCCAAAATTCTCGTCTTAATGGATTACTGTATTGTATTACAACAAGTGTGCTGCTGTCTATGTGTCTTTCAATAACTCTGTTTGTTACTACACGGAATATTCTATCGTTGCTGCCAATGATTACACCTTGATGATCGTATTCAGCATCTAGTAGTTCAGCTAGTTTATCTCCATAACACCAGTCTACTCCACCGCCCCTATCACTTACACTGCAACCAGCTACAACTAATTTTTTATAGTTATGCATGCTCCATTACCAAGTTAACAGCATCTTCTACAGTTAGCACGTCACCTGCAAAGCTATCTTCTGGTAATGTTACGCTTAATCCATCTTCGATTGTCATTTTACATTCAATCTTATCTAAGCTATCTAGTCCTAGAGCTTCAAATGTTGTAGTCCAATCAAATACTGTATCCTCTTTGAGGAATAAGCCGTCAGTCAATACATCTTGTATTGCTTGTTTTGTTTCATCTTTGTTCATAGTTTTATCCTTTATTCCTGAATAGGTATGCTTTTTATTGCTTTTTGTGAAGCTGTATCCCTCATTCCACCTGGCTTATAAGTTTGAATGTATCTACTTAGTTCATCCATGTAATGGTGGAATGGTTGTATAACGCCATTGCCTTGCACTAATTGTCCTCGTCTCCAGCATAACGCACTGTTATGTGATCCAAATTCAACTGTAGCAACCCATAGCTGTGGTCTTATATAATACATAAAGCAACACTGGTTACACTTTAAGCCTGGAACATTGAGTCTAACTCCTGAACCTGTGCTAGGGTGATAACCGTCACGTATTACTTTAATAGGACTACGTGCTTCTGGTATTACAGTTTTAATGTATTCATCCAGTTGCAATCCTGTGTAACTGGTTTGATCGTGTTCATCATTATCAAACGCACCAATCTCATCATTCCAACGACCTTGTTTGGCTGCTGTGCGGAAACGTATGTTTGTTATTTGTCCTGGGTGCTGTAATGCTTTGTCATAAAATTCTTTTACTAGTCCTTCGTTTAAACCTTTAACAATAATAGCGTTAATACAAAGTCTACGATAGCCAAGTTCCAACATGTTCTCTAGTGCTTTGACTTTCTTCTTGCGTCTGCTCTCCCCATCAATATCTATATACCAATCATCGTGATGCATACCACCGTTCATACTCAAGCTAACGTTTACTGTAGGGTTACGATCTAAAACCTTTTTAAGTTTCTTAGCATAACTCATGCTAGCCAAACGCAATCCATTGGTAACAATTGCTGCTTGGTGTCCGTGTTTGGTAGCGGCATCTAATGCTCTATCTAAATGCGGATACAGTGTTGGTTCACCGCCTAACAATCTAAAGTTAACAGGGTGTGGCAGTCTAGCACATACATCTTCAAACCATTCGATGTCCAGTGTGCTGTATGTTCTAACTGGGTTATAACAGAACTCGCATTCCATGTTACAATCATATGTCATGTCAACATATAAAAAACTAAATGGATTCTTTTCTATATCATACTCTGGTAAGCTATGAAAGATAGGTGGCTTGTCATCAAGAATAGTAATATTATCCTTGGTCGGGTCACCAGTCATAGGAGCGTTCATTTCCTCAGTTGGCTTGAACTCTATGCGTTCTGCTGCTGATATATTTTTACCTGGACTGTTTTCCATAATATTCCTTAATCAATTCTGTGATACAGAGTCTCGCAACGTCAGTGTGTTCATGACGTCTAAAGTCTTTGTATTGTTCATCTGTGCTAGTAGCTAACCAAATACAATCACTTGGTGTTAGGTCATGTTCAGCACAAACGCTGTGTTGTATATCCTTTAATTCTGTATGTATATAATCTATACTGTATGTATTTATTACATGTTCTGCATACTGATTAGCACAATGGTTATAATATGCTGCTTCTATGCTTAGTGCATGTAGTTTTGCGTCCGGGCGTCTAGTAAAATACCAACCTGTTCTTATGTTTCCTATACCAAATGGCTTACTTAAACTATAGAATACTTTCTCTACATTGTCTTTTAACTTAATTGGTTTAACAGGAACACACCCAGCATATGCTATATCAAGCACAACAGGAACCTCATCTGGTATCTCTGTGTAGTTTCCATCAATACTGCTAGGACAACTAACATAAGCAATTGTATTACCAACTGTCATTACTTTGTTATAGTCTACCCATTCGTAGTCACCTTTGGCTTTTCTAACGTTTCGTTTTTCGTGCTGTTGCCACCAGTTAATACATTCAGTTATACCATTCATTGGATATACATAAAAGTCTTTTAAATCTATTAAAGGTTTAAGCCAAGTCTTGATATTAGTTTCGTATTGGTGCCTTCCGTTGAGCTGCGGTTTTACTTTATCCAGTTCAGCTTGCACCTCCGGAAGTATAAAGGTGTCTATCAATTTAGTGAACGCCATACTAGTATTTAGTCGATAAATACATACATAATTATAGGGAGTCAACTTTGATACTACTAAGCGTAACTGGTGCAACTAGCTTCAACCATTCAACATACGAAATATTCAAAACAAAACGTAATGATACTGTGAACCCTTGGTTGCAATACGAACACTCTTTGTATACTAATTTTAAAGCACACTGGACAAATGGTGTAAACATGTATGACAAGTATGGACAGCATGAGCTTGCCAACAATTGCTCTACAGTTTGTGCAACAACAGATCCATACGACTTTGATTATCTACTAGATAGGTTCAATAAACTTCCCAAGAACACAATTATATTTGATCATATGTTTAGAGTCATAGATGATGTTGGACACTATCCTGAGCCAACTCCTACACCCAATACATTTGTAACCAGCTATAGTTGTTTTATGAAATTAGTAAGTGTATGGAAATGGATTGATAGTTATAAAAACGAACCGCAGATGTTAGCAGGTGATACTAGTAGACAATTGTTACAAAGAACATTGTGGCAAAGGAATATACAATGGACTTCGTTGGAGGATTTTTATGCCGAATAAAAAATGGAGAGACGAACAGCTTCAAGATAGTAGAATAAAAATTAAAAACGTAGCTGTGTGCATGTATGGGCAATATCGAACAGGTGATGCATGTATAGAATCTATAAAACAATTTTACAAAATGGATGGTATAAATGTAGATTTCTTTTGTAGTTTAAAAGAATATGAAACTACATATACAAGACACAAGTATAACAAAGAAAAATTTGATTATGAGTATGCTAAAGATCAACAACATCTACCAGAAGATGCAGTTAAGTATCAAACAAAACAAATACTTGAACATTACAAACCAAAAAAATTTAAATTATATACAACTGAATATGAAAATGAACTCAGAGATATTAAAAAATCTATACTACAGTCTAAGGTATTAGCAGGGTGGACCGAAGTTATTATGCTAAAGCAAAAATATGAAGCTGAAGCAGATATAACCTATGACTTAGTTGTTATGCAACGTTATGATGTTCTGGTATGGCCAATGCATGCATTTGAAACAATGGTTCACAGTTTAATGGATAATCCAGTAAACAAGCGTCAAACGTTTTGCACTGCTGATAAAAATTTAATATTATATCAGCCTATAGAAATTATTAGAAGATACAACGGAACAATGATGTTTCCTAACGGTCAAGACTTATGGGTAATGGGAGTTGGCAATGCATTAGACGTATGGGTATACGATGCACTAGAACATATACCTAGTAAGCATAGCAGTAATCATTCAATGCATAAAATTTATCGTGGCTATCCTCAAATAGACACACATGAAATGATTGCTGGAATTTCATCTAAGATGAACATACCTAAGAGTATGTTTCCATATATAGCAAGGTATACACCAAACGTATACACTTATCCATTGCAAACACATCCACCAAAAGCACCACTGGTTCCAATAGCACCATTTCCAGTAAGAGCGGAGTATTGGCCAGATGGTGTTATACCACAGTTAGAAAAACTAACCAATGAGGAACTTGAAAAAGAATATGATGCTAATATCTTTCCAGGGTGGAGTGGTGGAATATAAATGAAATTTTATTATTCGGGCAGAAGAAAATGGCAGTGCCCTATTATACAATACATAGCTGACAATGATTGGGACTTTGAGGATTCAAATCAAAGTATAAACTTTTATAGTGCAATGAATCAATTTTGGATAAAGCACTTGAATAATAATTCTGATCAAGTTACCGCTGAACAGAGACAATATGCTGTAGATAATTTTGATAATTTAAAAAACATAGATACATTAATGTATGAAAATAATCATTATAATTCAATACAAGATCATAATGATGCAGTATCATATGTTGATAGAGGCAAAGATAAAACTATAGTAACAGTAAGTGGCGGCAGTTGGTTACTACAACTTGCTAGAAATTCAGTTGAACATCAAGGCAGTTGGATGTTAGATCATTACACCGACTATAATGTTATAAGCATAGTAGATGATGTTAAAAGAAGTTATCGCAATCCAGTATTGTATGATAGTTGTTTGTATGATGGTATCAATGATGAACTTAACAGTCCAGAAAAGATAGCTGACTATATCAAGAAGTTAATTCCAAACACAGAGTATACTGTTATTGCTGATTGCAAGAATGGACACAGTAGTTGTATGCTTGCTTACTATTTAAATGCTACTAGAGTATTAATAACAAGCGGCACTACAACATGCGATCCTAATGTTGTATTAACCAATGGGTATTACGCACCAGTAGGTGGAAAGTATAAAATGTCTAATTTCTTTACAGTTCCATTTGAAGTAGCATTGCGTAACCTGGTATTTTGTAAAGATATACCAGAAGAGCTACAATCAATTAATAGTATAGCAAATACTATGCCAGATACAGAGTTTACATATATGTATCATAACAATGACATGGGTTTTAAATTATATAAAGATCTATTAGATTCAAGTTTGCCTAACCTTAGTAGTTCAGGTGTTGATAGAACTCCATACACGTATGGAGATCATTTTATAAATTTAGAACTAAGAAAGAATGGGTTCTTTGATTTATACTTGAGCTAGTATATAATCAATAAGTCCGTCACCGTCCGGCACAAGTAAATCATCATGTAGCTTAACATCTACTTTGTATTTGGCAACACATTGTTTTGCTATATTGTCTACTATACCGTTTGCAACATAGTGTCCTTTGTATACTGTGTTCAATATGGATAGTATTACATCTGTGTTACCATCAGCAAACACATCACTAAACTTTACATCTAACACATTATTATTAACTGACAGTTGTGATGCTATACGCTTTTGTCTAGCATGCATGCCTTTGTATTCTTCATCAGTGTCACTTGATAGTCTATGCAGTATATCTTCTTTTGTAACACCTGTAAAGTCTTGTCTTTTTATTGCCCATAATACTTTTGTAAACTTAGCTTCTTCAGGAGTAATAGTTAAGTTAATCCAATTAATATCTTTTAGACTTAACACTTCATGTGTTTCAGGAATATTAATTGGATGCCATGTCATTGCAATATGATTAAATGGATTAAGAAATTCATTTGTCACTCTAAACAATTCATTATCAGTTGAAGGCTTATAATCTTCCCACCAAGGATCTCTTATTGCTTGGGCTAACATGCTGGCTAAGAAAGTTCCACTTGCTCCTGGTGTGAATAATATATTTAATAAACCTACTTTAGAGTGTATTGTTTTTATAGAAGGATGTTTCATGCTTTGCCCTGTGCTTTCAATTCGTGCAGTATATCATGTTCTTGTTTGCATAGCTCTAAGAAGTCTGCATACTCTGGAAATGTATCTAAGAAATTAGTATCTCTACGACTGTCATATTGATTTATAAAATCATAAAACCTACTTCTGTTTTGTCTTGTAACTGGATTGGTTGTTATCTGTTCTGCTGTATGTTCTTGTGCTTTATCAATAATACCAACTACAGTTCTACGTAATTTGTTTGCTTCCCAATCATCAAATGCTATGTTGCCACCCCAATCAGCATGCGATAAGTTATCATACATAAAGTCAATTGCAGGTAATAAATGATCTTGAATTAGTGGAATTGAGGCAATGTTTGCATCTAAGAAAGAAGGATGCCTTAGATAAGGAATATCTATTAGCACACGAGCTGGCTTTATAGGTCTACCATCCTCTCTAACAGCATTGTTGTTAAGTAAAGGTCGTTGAAGCCCTTTGCTGTGTAACCAATGGTCCCATCCTGCCCAATTATAATTTTGTTTAAGTTTTAATATCCATTGTAACAACTCTTTAAAAGAACTAAGACTTAGTAAGTTAAACGCACTCATACAAGTAACACCTGCGTATAATGTATTTTCTAAAAAGTATTCTATATTCTTTTTCCATAGTTCATAGTCCATACCATGTCGAATATAATCATTTCTATCTCCACCTGCTTCAGCACTAGTAAACAATACAAAATCTTTAACACACTTTCTTTCTTCTAATTGTCTCACCTTATCGGTAAACTCATTCCATAACTTGCCAGGTGGACACCCATTACTGTTTATAGCAAAGTTTAAATTTGGATTTGGGTTCTCTAATAAAAAGTCAATAACTTTCATTGTATCTTTAATTAATAAAGGCTCGCCGCCTGTAATACGAAATGTATGCATGTGTTTGTATGCTTCTGGAAACCATTCCCAAAATGCTTCAATGTATGGATTGTGTTCACGTTGCGGTATGTGTGTTTCATCTTTTCTTATATTATTAAACGTCATATCAGTTAATTGATATGCACCGCCGTTTTTAATTTCTTGTTGCCACTGACTACTATATGCAGGACCACAGTAAGCACATTTAAAATTACATGTATTGCCAAAGCTCACTTCAACATATGTTGGAAATATATCTTCGTCGCCCACTAGTTCTGCAATCTTATCATGATGCTTAAAACTAAATTGATCTAAACTTTTATAAACACGATCGCTTGTCTCTCCGTTGTCTTCCACTCGCCAACAGAAATCACACTCTTTAGGACGTTTGCCGTTAAGCATTGCTTTGCGTTGTTGTTTTTTATAATTGGTATTGTGTAACGCACCAGGATTGTTCTTTATTTCATCCAATGGTATCTTGTGTGGTGATGGATGGTGACAACTATGTGTTGTGCCATTTCCTAAGTGCATAGTAACTTGTGTCCATTTAGCCAAGCAGAATCCAGGACCGGTACTGTTTAGCATGTCCTTCATGTGTTGTTGGTTTCTGCCAACAGGATCAAATCCCTTTGTTCGAGAATTAATTTCCCAATCAAAGTCTTTGGTTAGTTTACTCATCTGATTTTATTACCATTGCTACTGCATAATCTTTTTCATCTGATACACTTAGATTCCAATTGCCTTTTACTTTAGTAACTACAATAGGTTGCTTACCGTTCTTGCCATATGAGAATTGTTTAGCATCTGTTATGCCGCTTGCTTTAATTGATGCTTCCTTTACTGCCCAACACTTTGATATATATTCTGGAGTAAGTTCTTTTTGTTTTTCTACATCTGTTAAAAATTGATCAGTGAATCGTGTTCCATACTTGTTATAGATTTTTTTAATCCTATTAACTGAAACTATATCAACACCTATATTCATTTTATTCTAATGTATCTTCAACCTGGTCTTCTCTAATTTGAGCACCCATACGACTTGGGTTGATGTATACTTCTTTAAAGAATCGAGAGCCTTCTTTGCCTAAGTCAGCAATTTCTAAATCTAATCTCTTACGTAAATCAATACCAAGTCTAATGCTTTCATCTTCTACTGCTTTGTAATTCCATTGTGTGCCTGTGCGTTTGCATAATTGATCTGGACTGTTTTGAAACTTTGGTAATACGTTTTCATTAAAATAATTAGTTAACCATTTAAAGTCTCTAACGTTTTTCCAATCCCAATCTGTTCTAGTAATGTTTGTCATATGACATCCTAGACGTGCGCCATACACTGCCCATATGCCATTCTCACTATCATCGCCAACACTCATCCATGTTAATAAACGTTTGTAGTTTTTATCATGCACTGTCTTTTTCATGTCAGCTGGATCTATTACGTCACCGTCTACTAATCCCATCTTAACTCCTTCACGGAAACCTGCACGCCAGGCTTGTAGTGGACTACCGTTATTCATTACTGTGCAATAGATATTATTCATTTGCACATAGTTAATGTTCCAACAAAAGTCTACTTGTGCAGCTTTGTTATTAGGATCTGCATTTTCATGTGTTCGCATATTCATAACAACATCTTTCGGCCAACACTTGATGCCACCATTGCCGTATACAAGTCCATTAGTAATGTTCTTGCCAGCCCAACTAATAACATCAACATTAGTAATTTTATCCATGTCTACTTCCACGCTGAAGAAAGCTGGATCTACAATATTGTCTGCATCAATAGTAATAAACCTATCAGTCTCTGCCATGTTGGCTGCGGCCTTGTGTGCTGCATCACTTCCTTCTACTCCATGACTACGTTTAGCCCATGGACATTTATCTAATAAGTCTGCGTAGTTCTCATCAGCATTAGGTTCATCATAGCTGATATATACAATATCAAATTCGTTAATGCTTTGCATTTTACTCATTGTTCTTTCTCCGTAATATAATTTACTGCAAGTCGAGTTTCTGCAAAAGCAATTAATGGGTTTGCAGGCCAGTTAGCAGGTAAGTCTAATTTAACTTTATTATAATAAAGTAACTTAGCTACACTTACGTTTAGCGTGGTTACATAATTATCAATGTGACTATCAGAAACATGGAATTGCATATATCTTTTATTATTAAAATAATGCATCATATCTTTATCTAGCTTACTATCAATAATTAAATTATCATTTAATGTATACATATTTATATGAGCATCCAGTGACGAGTTTGATACTTGGTGCTTCTTATTATGATCTTGTATACTATCTGCTGACATGTCAGTAAATTCTATACCATAAGTTTTAAAAACAGGTTTTGTAAAAATACTTATATCGTCCCATGAATTAATATGTTCAATAATATTTTTTGGAACATCAATATAGATTACATACTTGTTAAATAATTCAATTGCATCAACTGGTATTACTCCAATTAAATAATCTGGATTGTTTTTTCTGCATACATATAAATCTAATATGTCAGGGTTTTCATTTTTAATATTATTAATCTGTCCAAGATTAAGAGAACGTCTAATAGTCAACAAGTTAATTTTAATTCTCAAAATATTTTCGTTACGTATAACTTGAACAAACACATCATTCTTTTCAGGATGTGTGCCTTGAGTAAACTGATTTAGTTTGTTACCTTTTATTTCTAATACAAGTGTATCACTTTTAACATCAATATCCCATTGGTTATCAATTGAATCCCAATGCATAGAATACTTTCTCATATTCTTTTTTCCAGATACTAACTCTCTGCATACATTGTTTGTTACAGATACTACCTGTTCGTTATCGTTTACTTGCTTAAATGGTTGTGGACTAATCCCAAGTATACGGCCAGACTCCGGGTTAAATCTTATGTTCCATTGTTGATTACTTTGTGATGTTGTTGTAGTGATGCTGTTGCTCATTGAATATTTCTTGTGTTAAAAACTCTTCTTCATGATAGTATAGAACATCATTGATTGCATAGTTTTGTATTTTTATCTTTCCTGCATTACTTGGCCATACAGTAAGTTTATCAGTCCACTTATTAACTTTGTTTAGTGTGTTGCCTGCACTGTTTCTCATATCAATGTAACTTAATATCTTAGGTATAGTTACTACATCTCCATTAGTATGATCAGCTACTAGTGTGTGCATTATGTCTGCGTCAAAGAAATCTGGTATGTGTTCTGGTTTTAAATATTTGCTACATACATCAGTCCAATATTGAAAATAAATATCTGCCATTTTGAAATGTCTAAGAGCAATTTCATCTTTCTTAAAAAAGAATATACCGCTGTAAATTACATCTAAGTTATAATCTTTTTCTAAATGTTTTTTATATAATGGATATATTTGATCTTTACGCATGTTAGTAATTGAATTAGGAAATGCAATACTGCAATGATCAATTAAATAATCCCATGCACTAGTTAGATCAGTTTTAACCAATGTGCTACAATCTATAGCAATTGTGTTCTCATATGGGCTTGCCCAATACAACTGCCAGTCATTCTGTCTACAATTTGTAGCAACAGTAAATGGTAATTCAGTAATTGCATCAAACCCTTCAAGAAACTTTTGTTGAACTTTACTTTGTTTGCCTACTACTAATGTAACACTTGCATCAGGCATTTTACTTTTGATTGAGAAAGCACAACATTGTGCTTGTCTATATTCAGTTGGGTTGACTGCAATTATTACATAACCATTTTGTGCAATATTATCTGGCATTAAAATGCTCCACAAGTTTTGGTTTTACTCTTAACAAAGCACGTTTGTTCATTACATGTAAATCTAAGTTGCTGTGTTTTATAAGAATGTCCTTCCAGCTTTCAGTTGAACTGTTACCTAAACATATCCAGTCTTGTATATTGTTTGCATCAATAACATTATCTCGTTGCGAAACAAAATACATAGGTTCGTCATCATAGTTATGTATAATATTTGATTGCTCCATGCCACTGAGAATATGCACTGCTATGCTTACACAATAGTCTGTGCGAAATAAATTACCCGGAAAGTTATATAGGAATTGATAAAACTGATAGTTGTCTGCTATATGAGCCCATAAGTCAAAAAACATTTTACTGAAGTCACTGCGATCAAAATACACAACGGTGCTCCACCACATTTTAATTCCTTGATCGTATAACAGTATTTCGTTTTGATGAGGTTTATCGTTTCTAATACTTAATGCATTATTAAACATTGCTACACCATCATATTCAAAACTCTTTAATAGGAAACTATTTTTGACAATGTAATCTGTGTCTAGTAATAACGTTTGTTCAAATGGGCTGTATTCCCATATCTTATGCTTGTTACTGTTACTAAATTGTGCTTTAAATTCTGTATACGGACTGTCGTAGTGTCTACGTATATTTGGTTTAAGTTCGTCGGTGGTTATTTTTATATAGTCAACAAACTTATCAATATCTTCTTGTGATTGTGATTGTTTAAGCCAACCATGTGTGCCTTCATCTGTAATTATACATACAGGAAGTTTTAGATACTCTTTAACATATCTAGCTGCCAGCATGGCTAAGTCTACATAATCTAATTCTTCATTGTTGTAGACAAAGAAACATACACCTTGTTTGTCTTTGTGTTCAGGCATTTACCAATCCATTATTGATTTAATGCTTCTAGACTTTCGTAGCTTATCATATTCTACTGCATATTCTTGTGAGGCACTAACATATGCATCAACAAGTTTCTCAAGTAGATCTTTGTAGTCTTTTACTCTTATTGGATTATCTTTTGAATCAATTATAACACCATCAACAGTTTTATCAAGATCAATCATTGTTTTTACAAACGAAATAGTTTCTTGATTTGCTACAAATACGCCTCCGTTGTAATGCACTAGTTGTAGTTGTGCTACTCTATTTTTAATATTTTGCTTCTGATTATTAAGGGTTAGAGTGTAATTGCTAAACTCTAACGCCTTCTCTAGACGTTCGTCCATAGAAAATTCTCCTAGTTTATATACTATAATACTTTAGATTGGGGTTTTTGTCAAGTATTTATATACTTGTTTTAGCCGTCGCCGTCTGGTAGTCCAGTGTCTGTAGCAGTCCAACCGACTGTGGCTACGATACCAGGAACTTCACGTTCCACAAATTTAAAATTTATTCCTGTTTTAGGAGAGAAACTATCATTGTCAATTGCTTCTTGGGCAGTTGGTGTATCTAATGGTTGTGCATATCCAAATTCTGCAACAATGTTAGTATCAATTGGAGCTTGAGTGCTATCATCATCTCTGTCTTCAATAAGTTGTATTTTTAAATGCACTTTAAAGATTGGTGATAAGTCTTCGCCCTTTAGTAATATTCTAAACCTACGCTGATTATAATCAGAGAAAGCTGGGTTAGGACTGCCGCCACTTGTTGTTCTGTCATCAGCAGCTACATCATACACTGGTTCATAGTTTCCAGAAGTAAAGTTTATACTGTAAAATCCTTTGGTGTTACCACCTAAACTATTAAATGGAGCATCACCTTCTCCATCTCCATCGTTTGTTGCTGATATGGCGCCTATTCGAATAATACCCATATCATCAAAGAATGAACTCCACACTAGAGATGGATCACTTGTTCCGCCACTTGAACTTGACATATCAACTAGTAGCTCTCCGCCACTGTTAAAGAAATGTCTTGCTTCATTATAATTATCAAATTGAAATACGTTCTCGCAATATAAATCATCTGTCCATGTAGATGAACTAGGATTAGTAACACTAAGCACATTTGTTGTAATACTTTTTGATGTAGGAACACATACTAGATGATTAGGACTAAATTTAGTATTGTATAAAGTTACAAGGTCTTTATATACTTGTGCCGCTATAGCCATTGATGGAGCTTTATGTATGACTAGATCACTTACAGTCTCTGACATATGCCACAAGCCTGCGTTTATTTGTGAAATTAAATAGTTAGTATGTTCTGCTGTAATAAGTTCGTCTTGGTTGACTTGTAAACTATTTGAAATATTTACTGGTGCTTGTCCCCATCCTTTGCGTCTATCATCATTTGTGGTATTATGATTTGCATCAAACGAGTATCCTCCATTAACTGAATCATGCCAATATACATTGTATAGCGTAACAAGTTCATTGAACTGTTCGGCAGTAATCGTATTACCCGTTTCGATAGGGATAGTCGGCATATTACTTTACTCCAACTACAATTTCAACTAATCCAATACCTAGCGTATCTTTATTTTCTAATGCACGACCAACAACACGGAACCAATCCATGCCTACTTCTTTTTCATAGTCTGATACTGCTCTAGCTACACCTGGTTCATCACTTGAAATAAGACGTTGTCCTTTATGAACTTCGCCCATAACTTTACAAGGAACTCTTCCTTCTAGTGCAACTGGCACTGTTAGTCCTTCTGCAGCACTATTCATTAAGTATGCTGGGTTAGTAGATACTACACCAAATACTTCTGGACAATACTCAATTGTTGTCTGTGTTACTTCAGCTTCGCCGCCAATTTTAACAACGGTGCCTGCTTCATACTCTGCATCACTTGTGTAAAGTTCTGCAAGGTCGGCGTATTCTGCTTCAGTTGCCGTTCCGTGCATTTTCATATCTTTACCCAGTGTTAATCCTTTATGGATTTTATTATCTGGAAATTTGTTTAGTCCGCCTGCTATGTCTCCATGGTATTGTGTTTCTGATGAATGAATTATAAATTCAGCATCACTTGAGAATATAGCAACTGGCACACTGTTTGCTTTAACTACAAAACAATCATGTTCTGTTGATCCGTTATCTAATATTGTTTCTTGATTGAATGTTGTTCCGCTCCATTTAACTCCATCATAAACTTTAAGTGTATCTACATCTTTATGATACCATAGCTGACCTGCTATTGGATTTGATGGGCCGGTACTTGTGTTGTCGCTTGCAAAATTTTCTAGTAGATCAACAAAGTTTTGAGCAATTGCTTCACCGTATCCAAAATAATCTTTACCAACAAGTTGTAGGCTGGTTTCTGTATTAAGGGTACCGTATTCTACTGTTATATCCGAAGCGCCTAATTTATTAATTGTATATGACATTTTTTATACTCCTGCTCTGATTCTAAGTGAATACAGAATTTCTATTTTACGATTCTTTGATTTTTGTATAGGATGGAAAACCAAATGTGTTAGAAAGTCACCAGTTTCAGTTACTAATGCTAATTCATCAATAACCCATTCGCTTGGTGTTTCAAAATTTTGTGCATTGTCTAGTGTAGGTGCTGTTGTAGGTTCATCGTAATCAAGTATAACCTTTACAGTTATGTCTGAATATGGATTGCTTTCAGCATCTACTAACTCTATACTCTCTACTGCTTTTAGATATGCAGCAGGTGGTGTTGCATTGTCTAACAATGGATTATATAATCCACCATTTACTCCATCTACTTTTGGACTTCTGTAAGTAATGTTACCGTTGGCATCAACTGTTGTGCCTCCGTAACCAAACGCAATTCTATTAATAAAAAACTGATTACCGCTTACAGATTTGTTTGCTAATAGATTTGCAACTGCAAAAGCAAAGTTTTGAAAGTTGATAGCATTATGTTTGTCTAGTAATACTTCACCTGTATCAAAGTCTTTGATTAAACAATGACCGTCTACTGAAATATCTGTTTGTTCGTTATAATTATTTTTCATTGCTGTTCGCCTACTCCTTATATACTATTTATGCCAATTAGAATTCTTGGTTCTATAGTATAGTTCCTTTTCCTATATTGTTCAACATAATAGCTTCTGCTGAAGTTGAACTGTCTAATATTGTAGTGTTATCTTCATTAAATTTCTTATCTGCTGAAGAATTTACATAATGCAATGCATTATTAGTAACATCAGTAATAGTTGTTCCTGATGCATGTGCATTTGCAAATGTTAAGTTTAGTCCTCGTTTTTTAATATAAATTACACCGCCAACGTTTTGAACTTGTATTATTTCATTGTTAACTAATACTAATTCTGCTGTTGTAAATTTACTTGCATCTGCTACTGTTAGTGTTGTATCTCCTACAGTTAACGGTGCAGACAGTGTAGATGTTTTTGCATCTTCCATTCCATATACATGCTGGTATTTGTTTATATCAAGCATATATGCAAATGTTCTTGTTTCATTTGTATCAGTTGAACCTGATCTATTTGTTTGCACTTTAATTATTGCTGTTTCTTGCGGCCTAATATCTGCTTCAGTTGATCTGTATGTTGTGTTTGAATACAGTTCAGGTTGTCTTCCATTACCACCTGATACAATTGCATAGCCATCAACACCATCGTCATCATCATATGCAGTATTACCAACGCCACCTGATACTATTACTTGAGCTTCATCTTCGACTGCAACATCTACAGTTACTATACCAGTTGGTGCTGTTACAAAGTTAATAACTTGATCTATCAAGAAGTAATCAACTGCTGAAGTTAATACTGTTGATCCATCTTTAACTTCAACATGATCCCAATCTAACATGTTTGCATCTGCTTTATCTATTGTATAAACTGTAGTTCCGTTGTTAGCCAACGTAATAGTTTTTTCTAATTCGTTGTTAGCATTAAGCACAAGCTCATTAAAGTTTGTGCCTTTTTCTTCATGCTTAATTGTAATACTTTTAAAATTATCTTCGTCTAGTTCAAAATACACTTCTTCTTGTTTGTTGAATGTTCTAGCAGAGTCACTTACCTTAACATGGAAAGGTTTAACCTCATTTACATATCCTTCAATTGAGGACATAATATCTTTTTTGTATTTCTTTTTCTCTACTAAATCACTTTTAACTTCTAATCGTATATAAGAAGTTTTCATTGCCCACTCAACTTGTTTTGTTCTAGACAATGCATAATCAATCATTCCAAAGAAGAATTTATTAAACTTAACAGTATGTTCATTTAAGAACAGTGTATCTCTTAACATTGTTACAAGAGCTTTCCACCAATCTGCTATAGCTGTATTATCCCAATTTAAACTATCCCATGGTTCCATATCCCATGTGTAAGTTTTAGCTAATCTTTCTTTGTTCCATTTTATTGTTGCGTTATTCTTTTTAGTTAGGATCCATTCTTTATATCTATATAGATAAAATTCAGTTCTGTCAATATCATCATCGTTGATTATTTGAATCCTTGCTGTTTGGTATTCATTTGTATCTAATGTGTTTAATTCGTCTATATTCTCTACAACTGTTGCAAATGTGTTAGCATAGTTATGCAATGGAGAAACAAAGTCTGTCCAATCCCAACTATCATCTGGAATAGTTGAATTTGCAACTGCTGTTAAGAATTTAGTTTTAAAGTCATTGTATACGTTTACTGATACAAGTTGTCTATTAATAATATCAAGTGCATTTAATCTTGCTGCAACTATATCATCATACCATGCTTGTCTGTTGGCTCTATCATCACCGTATCTTGCATACGGGTGATTTGTATAATCTGGGAGACGTAAAGTATTCTCATCAATTTGTGATAAGTTATTTTTTAATCCAGTATACCAATAGTCAGGTATTACATCTGTGTCTTTACCTACTAATATCCATTGTGCGTGATTGTGATCAACTTGTTTGTTTAATTGTAACACAACTTTTTTATTTACAAAGTCCCATATGTCTGAAACAATAATTGCATCATTGTCAGCTACTGAGAACCAATAGATTCCATTTGCACTTGGATCTGTAATAATATTTTCTACTTCGCTTGTAATAATATTTTTGCTTGAGTGACCAATTGTTTCTTTGTTACGCACCCAGAAATAATAAACACTATCATATTTGGTAGTGCTTGGATTCCATTCGCTACGTAGTGTGTAGTAGTATTCGTTTTGATTTTTAACTGCATCAAACTCAGCGTATGCTGTTCCTGATGCTACGTTTCCATACATTACTTTGTTGCTTTCAACAGCTTTGTTATAATCATCTGGTGCGACAGAACTTTTTGTCCATTCCCAAATTACAACTTCACTGCCTACAAATTGCTTTGCCCAGTTACTTGCTTTATCTTTTATATCTCCTTGGTCGTAATCATAGTAACGAACTTTACTAGTATCCCACCATCTCTTACCTACTTCTGATTCTGCCCATGCGTTATCTTCGTCTGCTTCATATGTTTCTTCTGTAGATGTATTATATATTGCTACATCATGAACACTCTTAATATCAATTTCTGCATCAGCTACACCAGGAATAATTCCACGTAGCGGGTCATACAATTCTAAATCAAGTATAGGTGTATTGCTATCATAATCATAAACTGTTATGTTGTCTAAGTCTTTATTTACAATTCTAGAACTTTGGTGTCTAACTACTGCCATAGAATCTGTTACTACTGAAGCATTACTAACTGCTTCATTATATAGATATCCATTTAGATATCCTGCACCAGTAAGAGTTGATCCACCTGCTACTGGATATACCGATTCAAATACATTTATTGATGTTTTTTGATTAGTATCCTCGTCTGTAAAGACTAATGTGTTTGGTGGAATGTTCCAATGTATACTTTTTAATGCTGCATCTCTATGTTCTATTGTAGAAAATCTTGTTGATCGTAATGTCATTACTGAACTAGATGATCCACATTTGTCAATATATTGATCAATATAAAATTCTGTTGACGATCCAATTTTTGTTACTTTATGAATACCATCAATGTTAGGTGTAGTAGTTGTGTTTAACAACATTACATAATCACCTACAGCTAATCCATGATTTGCGTTTACAGTTACTTGTGCATCATTTCCATCGGCAGTCATCGATCCTGCACATATTCCACATGGTTCATCTTTTGTAAGTGGATCAGTTGGGTTATTTTGTAAATCTGCTGTATATAATCCTCTGCTCTGAACTTGGAATACATTCCATCCATAATGTTTTGTGTCTACAGCAATACTATTATTACCTACAATACCATCAATTTCATAATCTGAATCGTTTGCTACCCATACATTAAACAATGCTGGATCTGTATGACTTATGTTTGTCCATTCAGATGGAACAAATGTATTTAATTGTGAACTGTCTGATACTAAACTTATTACTCCATAACTACTAATACCTGCGTTATTTAAGAATACATCGCCAGGATTTGCTAATGTAAGTATTGGATTAGTTGATGCTATAGTTAAAGCATTACCTGTGCCTAATACTGATACTCCAGTTACAGCGTTACCCGATCCTCCTGCTGCTACAGGATCTGCTAGTCCAGTTGTAATTAAAGATACCGCAGTAGTTAAGTCAACAGGTTCAGTAACAGGTGATGTTGTAACCGCAGTGCTAAGTGGCAATCCTACTGTTGCTCGCTGTGTTCCTTCTACTGTTAGTGTTGTTCTTCTCTGAGCCGGTGTTAAGTTTGCACCACTTACTAATTTAAGATACCCACTGTCGTTTGTTGCAGTGATGTGTCCAAGGTTTGATGTATTAGTAATTAATGTAACTATGTCATCTAAAGTTAAATCTTGTTCTTGTTGTTCTTCGATTAATCCTACTAAACTTGCTGTTGGATTTGTAACAAAGCCTAATATTTCATTAGTGCCATTGATACTACTTCCAAGTATTAATTTACTATCATTGCTACTCTGATCTGTGCTTGTAGCCCAGTATCGTATACGTAATCTACTTCCAATCAAATCGGCCTGTATAGCATCATTGGCAACATATGGTGTGCCAGTTGGTTCAGTTATGCTGATTCCATTTGCTACCATTGTGTCATTGATCTTTGTTACAATTTCTGCAGTTGTCATACTTAACGGAGTATGTTCAATAGTTACAACAATTGATGCTCCGTCTGCCGGTTCATTTCCAGAAGTGAATGTTAATGTTTGTCCACTGATTGAATAATGTGTTGGATCAGTTTGTGTAGTTCCACCAACTGTAACTGATTGAACTGTATATGCAGTGCCAACAATTCCTTGTGCAATTGTAAATGTATCTTTGAGATCTACAACTGTAACGTGTGTCATTGTAACTACAATAGCTTCGCTACCTGCAAATGTTGGATTAGTAAATGTAATGTCTTGTCCACTTATTGTCCAGTCTGTTGTTTCTGCATAAGCAGTTCCATCAACTGTTATACCACTAACACTATATGTTGATCCACTTAGTGTTGTATTAGGAATAGTATATGTTTGCTGTGCTGCTACACCTGTGATATTTTCTGTTGCATCACTTGGCGTAATTCCTAAGTTATCACCTGTAAAGTTTTCTATTACGTCTGGTGGTGTTGTGTCAAAGTCAACAGTTATTCCATTAATAACTAATTGCTTATCTGTAACAAATCCATTATTTGAATTAAATGCTGGTCCTGGAACAATTCCTGTCTTTGATGCTGGAACACCAGTTAGAACATTGACACCTGCTAGTTTGCTAAGTGTTACTGATTGTCCATCAATTATTAGTGTATTAGTTGATGATGTTGCACCAGTAATAACAGGATTCAAAACTGTTCCTGTAACTGGTATTGGTTGTTTCTCCTGGACTTCCTTAGATATAGGAAACACTGCACCATCAATACTTACTATTGTTCCTGATGGCCATGTTGGATTTGTATTATTACCAGTTATGCTTATATTCTCACTTACAGTAGATACTGTTGTGCTATCTGGTATACACTGATATAATCCACCTTGGTATCTTACTATATTACTTTTTTTATAACTTTTATTATTTGCCCAAGTTTCTATGATTGCATAATCTTCTAATTTGTTATATACATTTCCAATTTCACTTAATAAGTTTGTTTTATATTTTGCTTCAGTGTCTAATAAAGCACCTGCTGTTAAGTTACTTATGTCAACTTCTGTTATAGGTTGAGTAGAAAACGAAGTGCCTGTTGTAGCTGTGCCTGTTCCTGTAATGTTTTCATTAGTCTTAACCGCAGTAAATGTATCACCAGATACATATGTAACTCCTGAAGTTCCTGCAAGAAAATTCCAATCGTTTTGAGATGTTGTTCCCAATGATTTTATTTGATAAGTTTTGCCAACAGCAAGCGATACTGCGTTAACTGTTTTTACTGGATTAACAAATCTACTATCACCTTGCGGATAAACTAATACATCATTGTATACAGTTTCACTTCCTGTAAAGTTATTAAACTTAATAGCTTGTGGTGATGTTTCAAATGTGTTATTGTCTAATGTAAATTCTATTGCGTCTAATCTGTCTGTGTTACCAAAGTAACTTCTAGACAACATATATTGTTCATGAACTTTAATGTCTAGCTTATCAGTTATAAATTTACGTTCAATTTTATCAAATGCACTTGATGTTCCTCTTTGTTTGATCAACCCTTGAAAATAATTACGTTTAGTAATTGAATCAAACTCATTCTCACTAATAGTAAGTTCGTTGTTTGAATTACCAATAGTTATATCTTCTAGTTTTCTAATTGTAGGATTAAAGTCAATGCCATCTGTTTTATAGTAGTCGTCAACTGATTGCACACTGCTATCAAAGTTTTCAACAACCTTATCATCAAAAACTAAGTAACCTGGTGCACGTTTATTACCGTCCCACTTATCAGTTATTAATCCTCTGAATGCTATTTTGTATTGATTTATATTTTTAATATCATCATGCACAACAACACCAAACGTTGTTTTATCATTTAGTAATGCAATGTGTTCGTATTCCACAACAACAAATCCTGCTGAACCAATTATTGTTTTATCTTTTGTTTCTAATGATAATACATCTTCTGTTCTGCTTACTAATAAATTATCTGATTCAACTGTAATACCTTTTGTATCAGTGATAGTATTTTCTTTAAACACACCTGTGTTTAATTCTACTACGCTACCATGTATTGGCTTAAATTTAAAATTAGATCCTAGGTCAAATGTTTTAGTAGTTGATGGATTAGTTAATGCCCATTTAACAAACTCTACAGCTACACTGTCTCCGCTGTATGGGAATTCAAATCCAATTGATTCTAAATAAGCGTAGTATCCTCTTATAAATGAATAAGTGTCTTGTATCTTATTAAGTATTGCATTATACTCTAATATGCTATGTGTTGGTGCAAACTTTTTATATTTCTTAACTTCTACTGATTCAACTTCCACATTTGTATACGAAGTTGAGTTAGTGTTATCTGGTGCAAAGAAATTAAATTCTTGTTTACCATATCCATTGCCACTAATCTTCCAACCTGGAGCCAAATACTCAACAGTAATTTCACTAGCAATTGCAATATTAATTGGTGTGCTTTTATACATTGATAGTTCAAAGTCACTTTCGCCTAGTGTATGTTTTGTTTCATCGTATGTTTGTGTCTTAAATTCTAAAAGATGTTTACTACTAAATCCACGTAATTGTGTTCCTAGTCTTGTATCAACTTTAGTATGTAAGTTGTCTATGTTGTAATCTAAATTGTTACGCAATGTATGATTGTATAAAGATTGTGCTATACCGCTTGCTACATATTCTACTTCTTTTGTTTTAAATTTAAATGTTGATGTTGCAACCTGTGAGTTGTCAAACCCAGTATATATTGCTGGAAGTGTTGTTAAGTTTCTTCCTCTGTGTGATACACTTGCACCAATAACATGTCGTCTAGTTTCATTGGGTGTGTATACTCCTGGTCTAGTATCAAAAGATAATGTTATGTCTGCTTCTGTTGATCCATCTGGTCCAACTAGTTTAACAAATGTGTTTGTATCAAATAACGCAATAGCTGTAACTTCAACATCAACAATTGATCTTCCATAAACTTTGCCTGGTGTTGGTATAGATGAAGTTGTATAAATTTCTAAATCGTCTTTGCCTAAGTAATCTATTTCTTTGGTATTAACTTTTACAGATGGTGAATAAAATATGCTAGATGCTTTTGTTGGATTTAATTTAACAATAGCATCTATTGTAGATGCTTGTCCTGATCCACTTGCTCTCCACTCAGCTTCTAGTCCAGCATGATCACCAAATTCAAAACGTTTTGCTTTATCAATGTCTTGTGGAGTTCCTAACACAGTCGTAATTGTTTCTAATACACCTGCTGATGTAACTGGGCATTTATTATCCCAATCCCACAAATGGTTTGCCCATTCTATATCTTGTCTACCAGGTGCTACTAGTCCACGTTTTAGTGCTTTAATAAGTGCCGCACGTTTTGTAGCATTTGTCCAACTGTATGTGCTGTCCCACCATGTAGGTTTAAATGCATAACCAAGCATGTGCCATGGCGTTTTGTCTGGAGTGCTTGTTCCAAATAATATTTTGTATGCACCTTTCCATTGTCCTGGAATATCTGCACCTAATGCCGAACCCATTGAACTAAAGTTCCATGTATCTACATCTGCAAGCGAGTATACAACTTCTGTATCTTCTCGTTTGTTCTTTGCTTTCCATTGTGCAAATGATTTACTGAGTAAATCATTAATTGTTTCTAGTGTATACCATGTTTCACGTGTTGCACTTGGAGTGAACTTTGAAACCATACCATATTGTAAACTTTCAACAGACTCGTCATCTGTATTAATTGTATCACTTATAACTAATCCTGTGTAAATTCTTTTTTCTAATTCAAACTGACATGCGTTAACAACATCAAAGTTTGCATCTGTCATGTTAAATAATTCTGCTGTTGATTTTAATTCCCACTGTGTTCCGTCATGCCCAGTTAGTATATTGTTTGTAGTGTCTACTTCTGGTGACCACCCTGGTGCAAGTTTAAGTTTTGTTAAACTAGGAGGAACATAACATATATCATCCATGTGTCTTTTATACACTGTAATTTTTGGATAACCTTTGTTTGGCATAGCTATTGGTTGATATATAAATTCAATTAAGTTTCCTGATTGTATATAGTCTATATCTTTTATTGCTAGTCTTGTTGTTAGTGTTCCACTTACATTATCTGAGATGTAAACATAAACGTGGTCTTGAATATTGTCATCACTGTGAATACTATCTTTTAAAAATATTCTAGGTAATACTGTATCTCCATCTGCATGAATAAATTCTTCCACTCGAACAGGAGTTTTATATACCATGTTAGATGTTCTAAATAAGTCTCCACCTGATCTAGTAATAGTAATTGATTCAATTGCATCATCAACTAATTCTCTAACAGTTAGATAATTTTTTCTTTCATTTAATCTGGCTACTTGAGCTCTAAATCTATTTCTAAAGTTATCCCAATCTTCACCTGATGTTCTTAATGCATCTGTAACGTTTACTGTATCATTGGAATATAAAGCATCGTGAACAATACTCAAATCGTTGTGAATAAATATTTCACCACCAAAGTAATGTTGTTTGTTTAGTGCCTCATAGTTATTTGTTCCAAGGATGTCGCCTTCAAACCCAGGAGTAGAAGATATTATACTTTGCCAATGAGCCATTGTTTCGCTCATTGTAAATGTTTCTATTACTTCGTTATTTGCATTATGCTTTAATGTATTTGGCAAAGATGAGTTAGTAGTTATATTTGTATTGTTATTGCTGAAGTATTTTAAATCAACAATATCATCTTTTTGTAATCCGACGGATGCAGGAATAACAATTGTGTCTGCATTGATTGTATAATTGTTAGGACTTAATTGCTTACCATTAACTTCCACTGTATGCTGAATGCTATCATAGTTGTCAAGTGGTATGATTGTATAGTCATTTGTTAATGTTGCATCTACTGGGTCAATAATAATTTTGCTACTGTATGTAGTAAGTGCTAAGGTAATATCATTTCCACTTCTTGTTACAGTTACACCTGCTTGTGGAGTTGTTTCAATATCAACACCAGCCACAGTTTTAAATTTAACATCACCAGTTTCTAATAAGTTGTTAAACACAACAGGTATATTTTTACCTACGTATATGTTTGTATGATCTACATTTGTTTTGTCTAAGTAAACACCATTTTGTAATTCTGTTACTACGCATCTTTTATCTTGTTGATGTAATACAACACGTCTATCTGTTCTCCATGAACTATGCCCTACGTTAATTGTAAAGTCTGCATTACTAGTTACTACATCATGTGTTACTAATGTTTCTGCCCCGCCAATTTCTTCGCTTTGCTTGTATAGATTAGTTAATTTATTGTTTACTTTAAATAATTTTTGTCCTAGTATCTGTCTATGATAGTTTGTATCTTTATTAAACTGTGACGTAATACTTTGGAAATGCGGCTCAGTAAATAAATAATTTTCAAACTGATACTCGCCAATTCCATTAATATCTTTATATGACAGTCCAATACCTAATTCAGGATCAACTGTGCTTGTGCCTATTTTGTAGTTAAATATTCTACTACCTGTAAACTTTGCACCTTCTAAACTTTCTAATCTTTGTCCACTGGTTGTATATAATTTAAACAACGGCATTTGGTTAACCTTAACACGTTGTTGCCCTGTGCTCCATACTGTGCCATTAAACCAAACATCACTGTTGTTCCATTTTTTATCTTCACTGTCTGGTAATGATTCTCTAACGTATGCACAATAATTTGGTTGTAATGTAATATCAGCAGTTAGCTCATTATACTCAATGCCATTATAAGTAATTATATTTGAACTAACCTGCCAGGTTTTACTTGCAAATGTGCCTTCAGAGAATGCAATACGCTGTTCTTCTTTAAGTTCAATGTCTGTTAAATTAAAGCCATATTTTCCACCCGGCAATGATGTTGGTATGTAACTTCCAGTTGGCTTAACCATTGTGTTTATTACGCCAGCCCATTGACTATCACCTAAATTTGTATCAATGTCTGCCCAGTTGTAGAGATTAAGTTTGCCATCAAATTCCATGATTGGTCTTTTAGCAATATATTTTGTATCAGTTAATTGTTTTAAATTAATGCCGCCATATATTAACTCGTTAATTTTTATTAGTGTTTCTACTGCTGTCCATTTATTATTTCTGCTCCATGCAGTTCTATACGGACTATCAGTTTCCATAACTTGATAATCTTTTTCAGCAAACACCACAGTTGATTTGTCCCAATTTAAAATATCAAATCCAGATAATCTATCTTTGTATTTTGCTAATACTGATTCACTTGTGCCAGGAACAATAAACTGTTCTATCTTTTGATTTGATCCAAGAATTCTTGCATCAACTAATTTTGTTATAGTAATATCACCGGTAACACTATCACGCTGTGTATAAAATATTTTGTGGTAATCTGTAGCATCCATTGGTGTGCTATCTTGCTGAGTCCATTCGTCAGCAAACATAATTAGTTCGTCAGTCATCCAAGCTGATTTGTTTGATTCTTCAGATGGAAATATAAAACCATCAAATACAGGTAACCTAGTGTCGTCTGTAGCGTTATAGCGAGCAAGCATACTAGCTACACCAATTTGCCCATCAACTGAATATATCTTACTTTCTTTGTTGGGCTGAACTGTAAATACTTTACTCTTGTCCCAAATACCACCAACTGTTACTGTAGTTTTTGTTGTGTCTGGGTAGCGTGTGCTATTGTCAACCCAACTGTATACTTCTATTAATTTAATATTTCTACCAGTGCCGGATACAAGATATGTTCTCTTGTGTGCATCTGAATGCCAACCATCACCAACAAACTTAATAAGCATTTGGTCTTCCATAACAAATGTATTATTGTTATCCACAATTGCATATGCTAATTGACCAGCTGACAAGTCAACTGGATTAACTACAGTTGTAAAGCCTGCGTTGTTTCCATTGTTACTGTAAATTGAACCTGTGTCTCCGCTTGGTTGCCATGTCTTAACAACATTATCCCATTGATAAGTTTTTGTGTTTACTCCATCATTGAGTGCAAAATAATCACCATGTGAAGGACTTGCTGGATAGCTTGAGCCTGATGTTACTGATCCTACTGTTGCTGCGTCAAGAGTTCTAATACTTTCGTATATGGGCATCTGATCCACCCATGCATAGTTTGTATAATTTACAAACTTGTCTACGTTAATTGGAGGTCTATAACTATATGATTTTGTTGCATATGCTGTATTATAATTATATTCAGAAAAGTTTATGTTAATTGCATTTGCAATGTCACTCATTGTAATTGAATTAGTTACTTTTTTATCTTTGTCTGTAACTACAATTGCTGGACTTATATCTGTATTGTCTAAATAAATATCTTCTTTGAATCTGTTCTTGCCTGACTTATCGCCTATGAAACCTTCTACATTCTTCAGGTTACCTTTTGAGATCATTTGATCTAATGTGCTGTCTAGCCATTTTTTATTTACATCAGTATTAAAAACTGATGGCAATAAATTAGATGCTTTTGTATTTGGAGTTTTGTAACTTCCTGCTTTTTTCTTAGCCATTAAACCTTATCCTAATTTGTTTTAGTAACAACATTACTAACAATATCTATATCGTCAACACTTACATCTGGTATAAACATTTCATCAATGTTTGGAGTAATTTCAAATAATTCGCCAAACACACTTGAAGCACCATGTGGTATAATAGTAAAACTACTTATTGACATTGATAATTCTTTATGCACATATGCTGCAAGTTCTGTAAAGTAAAAAGTTTCACCAAAGTCCCAATTTGTTACAGCAAAAAATTCATTGATTGCTTTAACTACGTTAACTCTAATTTCACTGTCAACTACATTACTACCTTTTACTTTAACAACATTAAATGTTGCACGTAATGATGAATGTGCAGTTGGTCCAAATATTGTTTTATATTTTGCTGGTTTATACAATATGGTATCACTTGTAACTTTTTGTTTCTCAACATTTGCAAAATTATTAGCTAACGCATTACTTGTTGGTGGAAGTGGTTCTTCACCTGTATTTGTTAACAACCAATTTCTATATTTTGTATCATATGCTTTATCCAACACATAAACATCTATAATGTTTGTGTAACTAGGATCAACTATTTCTTTATCAGCTGCAACATGGCGCCATTCAAAATCTAAATTAGCTCGACCAGTTTTTGCTACGTCATCTATAATAACTGATTCTAGTCCGCCGCCTGGTTTAGTGACTAGTTCGCTAAACACTAATGGATTATCTGGTCTTCCATCAGCATTGTCATCTACTAATGATAAAAATACATGAGATGCATCAATAACTCCATTTGAGTCTTGTTCGATTCCACTAACATGCATTTTACCGCCAGTTTTTACAACTGTGTCATCATCTTCAGTTCCGCCTCTAACAACAGTATCAAATGACATGTCTATAGTATCTTTTGCTTTTTTCTTTGTAAGTGAATCTAGTCCACTGTTTAAACTAACATTTGTAAATGCAACACTACTGCTTTCAAAAACATATTGTGTTGTTCTAGTGTATATGTTATATCTTCCACTATCAAAACTAAAGTAGATTAACCATGTATCCTTATTATATGAACTAGCAGGTGTAGTATAAGATCCTGGATCGCTGTCTAGTTCCCAACTTTGATTTTGATAATCATATGCAAGAGCAAATGTTCTTTTTGCTTCTAGATATGTTGTAATAATATTTGATTCTTTTGTTTTAAATAAACGTGGGAATGCTGGAACAATAACATCAATTGTGCTTCCACTTTCAACATATGTATCTAGTGTAATTGCTCCTAATCCATTTGATCTTTTTCCGCTTGGTTGACCAAGCTGAACACCAGTTCTATCTATACCAAGGCCATAAGCAAATATATTCAATACCTTTGCCCAAACATATGTGCCATCAGTTTTAGTAAACTTAATTAATGCACCTGTTCTAAATTGATTTAAATAATTTGATGCAGTTTTGCCTACTCGTTGAATAGCTGAGCTACTTAGAATATAGCCTGTGTTTGCATTATATAAATTTGTGCCTGGCGCATTCCATTCATATGTTCCTGCTGGAAATGAAGATTTTAAATCATTAAATGCGGTTGTGTATTTTGTATAGTAAAGATTAATTAAATCAAAATCTGATAGTTGTGGCTTTACATATTTTTCAAATATGTAATCTTTGTTTTGTCCAACAATTGTGGTTTTACTTTTAACATTATCAGTTTCATATAAACGTCCGTCTGTTCCATTTATTAATAAGTTACTGTATTCACCTGTTGGATCTGTAAAGTCAACATATCTACTGTGTCCACTAAATGTTCTATTAATACTTTTTACTTTTACTACACTTGATGTTTGGTAACCAAATAATGTATTGTAGTCGTTTGCTGTAACTAATCTATTTTGACTTGCATATGCCAGTGGAGCATTTTGTTTAATGCTATCTAAACTTTCGTTAGCACTTGCAGATGTTATGCTGGTTTTTAATTGTAATGTGAATATTGCTGAATAGTTATTTCCATCAATTCCTTGATATGCAATTGTAACTTTTTTATTTGATAAGTCATCTGGTCTAACTACATATGATTCATTTTTACTTACACGATACCATACACGTATAATACCTTGTGGTAAATTTCCAAATGTCTTATCTGCAAACTGAACTGATATTTGATTATTCTTTCTTGTCTTGACTGAAAATACATCTCTGTCTGCTGAATTAACGCTGTTGTATGTTGCATCTTCGGATGTTGAAATATGCTTTACATTTTTCCACTCTTTAACTACTGCTCCATTTGTATTAATGGTTTGCACCCATACGTCACTAAAGTTAATATTGTCTACATTAATATCAATGGTTTGATTATCAATTGGTGTGTCTATTTTTGTATCTTGGAATTGTAAGTTTCCTTCTTTTACTCCTAAGAAGAATCCAGTATCTTTATTTGATAAACCCAGTCCACTATTTTTATAATATATTCCAAATGCACCTGTTGGATTTGGTGATTTCTCATGAACAATATTATCTGTATAATCTATGCTTACAATATTATATGTAGATGATTGACCGTTAGCAATACCAGGCACATCAAACTTAATTTGATTTGCTGTATTGTTTAAATCATAAAACTGTTGTGTTATATTTCCTACCGAAGTTTGTTTCTTTGGACTACCATATTGATTACCAAACTGTAAAACTCCATTCATTACTGCAATAAAATCATCTAAGTTGTTTATGTTGCTAGTAGATTCAAATTTAATATCTTGTCCACCCAAACTTGTTCCTGCACTACCAATTACAGGTTCGTTTGTTTTTACACTGACTACTTTCATTTCACCAAACGCTGACACATTACGTCTTGGAGTATAGCCTAAAAATTCTGCTAGTTTATAAACACTTTCTTGTCTTTCTGCTGTGCTTAAGAAGTTATTACGTGAGTTTAAGTCAACTCTAAACGCTAAGTTATGTCCCATTTGTGCAACTACGTCAAGTAGTGCTATGAACTCTGAACTTTCAATCCAGTCATTATAATTTTCTGGATATGTGCTTCTTACATAGTCGACCATTGCAGTTCGTATTGTATCGTAATCAAATGCTTGTAAGTTAGCATTGATAAAAGATTCATATACTGCTACATAATCTTCAGCTGCAAAAAGTTTTGATTGTCTAATATTTTGTGCCATAATTAAAACTCTGCCTGTTCTGTGGATTCGCTGTCAAATTTAATCTGCAAGTCTGTTGCAGTTGTAGTTGGTAGATACATTAATTTAACTGTTACTGTAACTGAATGAGCGTCTTGGTCAACAATAATATCATTGCTGGCTAGCTTAAAGCGTGGATCATACGATACAATTTCATAAACTTCGTCATTAATTGCTTCTGTCGTATTATCATCCAGTGGTTGAAAAATATAATTAAGTAGATTACTACCAAAGTTTGGATTAGTCCACTTTTCACCTTTACGGATTTTAAAATGATTCATCAGATCTTGTTTTGCAAGTTCTAGACCTTGTAATCTTAAACTTCCATTTTGTTGATCTACTGTGGTATAACCTACTATATTACTCATACTAGTATTTATCGAATTCGTTATCTACTAAGTTAATTCAGTTTGGAAGATAAAATTCGTTGCCTTGATTCGGCCATGTTAGGTAGGAACCTTTTGGTTTCAGCATAATAAACATATTCTGCTTGAGTTCTACTTCTGTCATCCAACAATCTTGTTGGATATTTGTTTGCTATTTCTTGTATACCTTGTCGTTTAATTAGAGATCTATCTTTTGCCACTCCATAATCAGCAAGCATAATAACTTTTGCTTCTAATTGTCGTTGGACACGATTAATACCACTGTTGGTCATAGCAGTTGCTACATATTGCCATTCTCTATCTTTTACATAATCATATAATTGAAATGTTCGTTGTTCTGATCCTACTCTAGTCCAATCACCTGTTAAGTAATATAAACTTACTAATCCATCATATTGACTTTGACTTAATGACTCTAATATAAATACTTCTTTGAATCTACGCTCTGCATCTTTGAAAACTTTAATCCATTTATTAAACGCATCTTCTTCAGTAAGTCCGTCTCCGTCTACCCCGTCAACCAGATTATAACCAATTTTTATAACATTGTCAACATCTTTGTATGCATAGCCCTTCCACCCAATATTTCTTAATATTAAGTTAATCATTGCTGGACTAGTTTCTAAGTTTCTAATAGGCACAAGTGTCCTTGCTAATGTGTTATCAGCAATTGGAAATAAATCAAAAGGTAATAAATCTTCCTTTGTTATTGTATTAGGTAAAGTATATGTTGCCATTATCCTGAATTTCCTTTACCTGTTACTATTTTTTCTCGCACTGCAACACCTTTCCATGGGTGATGCTCAGGAACTCTGCTGTTGATACTTGATGTTACACTTGTGTTAGTTGTTTGTGCCTGCACTGCTGCCTTTTCTGCTGATGTAGGCGCAGGACCATTTATATCAACACGACCTGCTTGTAAATAATAATTGTTAGTTGCTGTTAAGTTAATTTCGCGATCAGCATTACTATTAATATTGATAGCACTATAGATGTCAATTGAACCAACACTGCTTTCCAGTTTGAGCCCTTCTGCTCCACTACTCTTAATATTAACTCCTTGTTCTGCTTGCATATTAATAGATCCCTTTGCATGAACATTGTAATCTCCATCCGTTGCTATGCTAACACCGCCTTTACTATAAACGTCAACACGACCGTCTGCATCCATTTCTATCCATGCATTACCTTTATTATTACTAATGAATATAAATCCACTGGTATCGTCCATTAAAATCTGATTACCACCACTAGTTCTAATTCTAATATTATCATTTTCTTCGTGGTCGTCCATACTGATAGTATGACCCATTTTAGATGTCCACCCAACTACCTTGCTAGGGCTTTCTCTTCTTGCACTACTTTGACTGTGTCCTCTAACATAGTCTACTGCAAGACCAGATTCAAGTAATTGAAAGAGTTGTTTTTGTTTAGCCGCTTTTGTTACTGAATCATTTATATCTTTTGAATTCTTTTCAGTGGTCTGTGATAATATAACATTGCCGTCGCGGTCATATGCTTCATTACTTGCGTTACCGCCCATGGTTGCATTTCTATCCTTGGGTGGCAAGTAACCTAAGTAAAAGCCTTGTTCCATTGATCCGGTAAAACCAACTATAACATTTGATCCAATTGCGGGTGGCTGTGGCCACATACCGTATGTAGTTGATGATCCAGGTTCTAAAATAAAGTTACCAGCATCTTTTTTAATTTCAGTGTTACCACCAAATGGCGTTGTTAATAATATAATACGCTCTGAGTCTGCACCAAATTCTGGAATCTTAACAGTTATTCTTCCATTGTGTTGTGCATCCTTATCATTTATTACTTCACCAATGTATATTCCATTGATGGTATTAATATTGTATCCTTGCGATGCCTTAGCACGTTTGGCAACTTCTACACCATATGTATGATAACCTGCACCTGCTGATTTTGTTGTTTTCATTAATCCACCCTCAGATTTAATAATGTATTAAGTAGCAAAAATGTGCTACTGTTTTGATCTCTATATGTAGAGATTGTTTGTGTAAATGATCCTTGTTGAAATTTACTTATAACTTCATTAATTTTATATATTCCAGTTGTTAGCATATCAATTGGGCCTTTTTGCTGATTTATTAATAAGTCTTCTGGATTTGGCTGAAAGTTTATAAATGCCATATATACCGAAGACTCGTTAATATCAAATATGCTTGTCCCATTCTGTCCTAGAAATATTGGATCACCTCTTGCTTCTATTCTTAAGTCTTGTGTATCTTTTATTCGTGCTGCATAATTAATCAACGCCAAGTTTGCAGTTGTGTCTATGTCTGTTGTTTCATTTACTTGTTGTCCTTGTGCTCCTAATGGTTGCACACCAAATACCGGACTTTGATTAATATTATATTTTTGTAGTGGCACGTCACTTAAAAATTTTACTGATGATATTCCTAAATCTTTTTCTGTGTTTGCTGGCACTTCAGTTATAATGTCAGCTTCATCTATAAATCCTTGCTCTATATCTACTTGGTCAGTTGGCTTTGGTGGTGGCGTAATTATATTGGCTTCGAACATATTATTATTGTCTGCATAATATATTGCCGCTGCAGGTGATAACGCTGTGTAGAAAGTTGAGTTTAGTTGTAAATCAATATCCATTACTTCTGTGTTCTCGCCTGTGTATTGATATGTATACTTTTTAACTAGCTTAGGAAGAACAAGTCTATTAAATCTTTCATTTTGAGCTGCTGCTGAATTTCTTAAATTTTCAATTGTGGGACCATTTGGTGGAACTGTTTCACCTGTAGTTATTAATGATATTGTTAGCGTTATTTCTTTACGCTGAACATTTAACCTGCCGTCAACTTCGTTTATAAGTTTTGCTGTAGGCTTACACTGTAGATCGTATGTTATTCCATTTTTTTGTGCTAGGTTGTTGTGTTCGGTATATGTTGGAACATTAGCTGCTATCAAATCTCTTACTTTTGCAGATAGCTGTGTTTCGTTGTTTATAACTATTTCTCTTGTGCCTAACTCTTCAAGAGATTCACTTTGTCCACCAGAATTAGCACTATTTGCCGTTCCTGCCCATGGAGCGTCTGCTAAGTTAAATGATGGGATGCCAAAATAATCTTGAGCTTGTGTAGTTGTTGATGCAGCTAACTTAACTTTATAATTAATCAAAGGTGGAGTATCAGCAAATCCTTGCTCTATATCTACTGGGTTTCCTTGTGGTTGGTGTTTCTTTGCTGCATTGTTTAATGTTATTTCTAATTCTTCTGCAAACGTTTTTACTGTTGTTACGTTCTTAACTGTTATGTCTGTTTTTGTTACAGTCTCTTTCATTGCTTCACTATCCATGTTAGTGAATTCCATATAATATTTTGCGCCTGCTTCTCCCAGTGTTCCTGTCATTCCTTGCAATGCAAGAGCATAAAAGAATGGATCAGGTTTAGTTACACTTGCACCAGTAACTGGATCTCTGCCTAGGAAATCTAATTGCAATACCCATTTTAGTTGTTGTATGTTTGCGTTCATTCCAAAGTAGCCACCAACTGTTAATGATCTATCTAAAAATCCAAATCCAAGTGGTTCTATTAAATCAAACGTAACTCTTGTAGCCGTAGCATGTCCATTTTTAATTGATGCTGTATTGGAAATAATATTTACATTTTGAACTGCATACGCACTTTCAACACCATCTTCGGCAACAATAACTGCCTTGCCTTGTGCAAGTGCCTGTTCTTTATTAAAACTTCCTTCAGTCGCTGCATTGTGAGTATCAGTGTCTACAATCATAAATGTAAACTTATAAGTGCCCGAGGATACTGTATTGAGCCAGTTATCTTTTAACATTACGTAAACCTTGTAGGAACTTGAATAGTTAATCCTGCTTCAAAATCAAAAATAGGGTCATTTAATTTATCTTGGTTTACCATTGCAAATACCCACCAAAGTTTAGCATTGCCATATAACTTATTTGCCAGTGTGTCTGGACGCTGATGATATTTATTTTCTATTGTGTATGGTTCTGTTATGAGACCCGATATTTCCGCAACAGTGGGTTCCCATATACCAAGATACTTCTTTTCCTCTATTGGAGTTGATCTGTATAAACTATCTCTTCTAAATTCTATAGCCATTAATTAAAACCTCCAAGTAGGTTTCCTTGTGAGAAATCAGCGATATTAAATTTCTTTCTGACTGTTGCTGGTGATAGTTGAACAGAAAGTTCAACTGCTAATAATAACATAGTTGGAACAACGCCTGCTTCACATTCAACATAATTAACATCTTCTGGCATTGTATAGTTCATGCTTCTTACAACCACTGGTGTTGCTTGGGCATGTAGAGCATTTTTGGCATATACTCTGAGATTTAAAATTGGAGGCGGTGTGCCTGCTGTAGTTGGGTTTTGTTCACCAAAGTCTGACTTGGTGCATGTTTTTAAAAATTGTATTGCGGCTGCTGTATGTCTTGCTTCTTCTAGATCATTTGATGTAAAGTTTGCTGTAATACTGATACTAGGATTTGCTGTTGATATGTAATACTGTGGTTGGTATATTGTATGTGTAATATCATATGTTCCGTAGTTGGCTTGGTGTCCTACTTGCAGTGTTGGTGTATAAGGAAATACTAACCCGCCATCGTTAACTAGTGGACCCAATATGTTATAGTCAGATTGGATCATTGAGCCAACTCGAACACTAGATCCGTCGGCACCTTCAAGTGGAAACGGGTTACCCGGTCTTGGTTTTAATGATACAACTGCTCCAGGACTATTTATAAACCCTAAAGATGAATTTGGTATTCCTGATTTACTCATGTTAATCTATCCTCTATAAAGCTAAAAATCTTTTGGTCAAATTTGCCAAAAAACTTTGTAAATTCTTTTTGTTTTTCTTCCGGTGTGGCATCACTTGCCATTGTTTTACGGAAGTCACTTGCACTCATTCCGCCTTGCATTAATGGTGCTTCATAAAAATATATCATTTCACTTTGTGGCTTTACATCTTTTATATTATCTGGTAATTGTTGAACATTAGCTGATCCACCCAAACGTCCTGCATCTTTGGCACCAAAAACTAGCACAATACCTGTTGTATTGTTGTCTCTGCCCACTGTAGCTGGTTCACTTCTATATGGATTGCTGTTTACAATCTTGTCTGCTGGTATGCCAAACATTGTAGACATGATGCTTTTCTTTTCGTCAAATGTAAAAGGATCGTCACTGTAGTTACCTGCAGTGTGTGCCTTAGTAGCTTTTTGACTAAAAGTTGTAGCGATAAATACATTATCCGCACCAAACTTACCCACTAGATGTTGATATACATCTCTGTGTCCTTGGTGCATAGGTTGAAAACGACCACCGTAAAATACTGTAATGCTATCTACGTCTTCTCTAATTTGTATAATTTCATTAATAATCATGTCTATTCTCCATTAGTATTTATGACTTGCAAAAACCGGTTGACTTTATTAGCAAATCAGTTATAATAGTTAAGAACAGAGGAACAATTATGGCAAGAGCACCAAGACAATTCTATTTAACAAACAAAGAGTTATTGAAAGAGATTCATAAATCTAAGATGTCCTATTGTTATGTGAATGACGATCAGTATGCAGATTATGACTTAATCGTTGAATCATTTGAAGATATTACACCCGAAGCTGTAGCAGAAGCAAAACAATCACGTGCAACACGTTTACAAAAGAAAGCACATGAAGCCGAAGTTAAACGTTGGGAACAAGGACTAACAGGTAAGAAAACTAAACCAAGAGTAGCAGATTTTTTAGTTGAAGTAGATACAATATTAGACACAGATATTGTTATCCGAGTAATGACATTTGATCACGTCCCATTAGAGAACAGAAAAAACAAACCTAAAACAGAAGCAGACTTACACAGTAAATGTAATTTCCCTCCATTTAAGCATTATGCTTATCAAGACGGAGAACTTAAAGAAGTTGCTAGAAGTCATTGGGAAGGTGGACTAGACAATGGATACTTTAATACCACACACGGCAATACAACAAACACACTAGGCGGAATGTATATTAAACTATGCGAACGTTATAGTATGCGTGGCAATTGGCGTGGTTACACATATGTAGATGAAATGCGTGGACAAGCACTAGTTCAGCTTAGTCAAATAGGACTACAGTTTAACGAATTTAAGTCGCAGAATCCATTTGCATATTATACTGCGGCAATTAACAATAGTTTTACAAGAGTTTTAAATTTAGAAAAGCGTAGTCAAAATATCAGAGATGACTTACTTGAAGAAGCAGGATTAAATCCTAGTCACACTAGAACATTTAATGCTGAATGGGAAAGTAAAGAAAAAGTTGAGATTGAAAAGATTAGGCAGATGAACGAAAAGAACAACACTGAAGCTAACAAATAAACAGAGGTAAGACTAAGTATGCTATTTGACAAGGCAGTAATATTCACTGACATACATTTAGGTAATAAAAACAATTCACGTTTACATAATCAAGATTGCGAAGATTTTATCATATGGATGATAGATGAAGCACACAAAAGAGGAATTAAAAAATGTTTCTTCTTAGGTGATTGGCATCATCATAGGGCGACAATTAATGTAAGCACACTAAACTATACAGTAAGTAATTTACGTAGACTCAACGATAACTTTGAAGAAGTTATTATGATTATGGGCAACCATGATTTATATTACAGAGAGAAACGAGAAATACATAGTATTCCAATGGGCAAGGAATATCCTAACATACGTATTGTAAATGATACTATGTTAATTGAAGATGATGTTGCTTTTATTCCTTGGTTAGTAGATGACGAATGGAAAAAAGTTAGAGATGTAAAATGTAAATTTATGTTCGGACATTTTGAGCTTCCACAGTTTTATATGAATGCACTAGTTCAAATGCCAGACCATGGTGGACTAAAAGCAGAAGATTTAGCAAAACCAGAAATGGTTTTTAGTGGACACTTTCATAAGCGACAGAAGAAAGGTAATGTAATTTATCCAGGTAACTGCTTCCCTCATAACTTTGCTGATGCGTGGGATGATGACAGAGGTTGTATGTTCCTTGATTGGGATGGCACTATTGATTATCAAGCATGGCCTGATGCACCAAAGTATAGAACACTATCTTTAAGTAAACTTATTGATGAACCAGAAAAGTATCTGGCAGACAAAACATATGCTCGTGTGGCACTTGACGTAGGCATTACATATGAAGAAGCAAACTTTATTAAAGAAACATTTGCTAAACAATACGACTTACGTGAAATTAGTTTGATACCAAGTAAAAAAGAAGAACACACAAATGATTGGCAACAGGGCGTAGACATAGAAGTAGAAAATGTAGATACAATTGTATTATCACAATTAGAATCTGTGCAAAGTGAAACTATTAAGAAACAAATGTTAATTGACATTTATCAGGGATTGAGCAATTAGGAATAACATGCTGAGAATTAAGAATATCACCGTAAGAAACTTTATGAGTGTTGGCAATGTCACACAGGCTGTTCACTTTGACAATGCAGGTCTAACACTTGTGTTAGGTAACAATATGGACTTGGGCGGAGATGGCTCACGTAATGGAACAGGTAAGACAACAATTATTAATGCATTAAGTTATGCATTGTTTGGCAACGCATTATATAATATTAAGAAAGATAATTTAGTTAACAAAACAAACAACAAAGGTATGTTAGTTACTGTTGACTTTGAAATGAATGGAACTGAGTATCGTGTAGAGCGTGGACGTAAGCCAAACATTTTTAAATTTCTTGTTAATGGTGCTGGCAGTGATGGAGAAATCACTGATGAAATGCAGGGCGAAGGACGTGAGAGTCAACGTGTAATTGAACGTGTGATTGGAATGAGTCATACAATGTTTAAACACATT